CGGAGCCGGCTGCCGCACTAAATTGGCTCGCACAGTTCTTGCCAAGTACTCCCCTGAGAAATATTTGCTCAGTCATTGCACTATCATTGCTGCAGTTGATGCCGATACGTCCCCTACATCAAAGAGCAAATACAAGGACTATCTGATCAACCCTGCCTATTCCAAATTCGTCAACAACAACGGTGATGCCTGGACCAAGAAAATTATCACCGCTACCTATAAGAGTTTCGTCGGTGCGAACAACTACCTAGAACATGTTCAGATTCCTGAACTCAGTAAAGGTAAGGTTGTAGATGCCGTTCTTCGAGAGATTCCTGTTGGAAAAGACAAGAACGGTAAAGAGCTGACGACCTACTATGTCGACATTCTTGTTGCCACGGAAAGAAAACATGAACAACTCGTTCGGCAGATAGAAGCCGGAGAGATGAATTCGATGAGCATGGGCTGCAAGATCGCATTCTCGATCTGCACGAAATGCGGCAATGCGGCTGTTGATGAGACCCAGGCATGCGATCACGTTCGATTTGAGAAGGGCAGCACGTTCACTGACGATATGGGCGTGACACGCAAGGTCGCGGAACTTTGTGGCCACTCTGACGAGCCTGACAGTGTTCAGTTCATTGATGCCAGCTGGGTGGCGAATCCGGCATTTACCGGCGCCGTCCGTCGCAGCACTGTGGCGCCTTCTCCGGAAATTATGGCCAAGTTTGAGGAAGCCCACAATAAAGAGTCCTATACGACTAAAGCTGGTGATTTCCTTAAAGTTGCGCAGGAGCCCGGCGACAAGGCCCCCAAGGCACCCGATGATCCGCCTCCTAAAGAGGATGAGACCGAGGATCAGCCGCCTGCTGAGGCACCGGGAGATGCTCCTACTGCTCCTGAGGACACCGCTCCAGCGGAAGAGCCGGCCAACGCTGAGCCGGATGAGCTGGATTCCATCAAGACAAAAATCAAGAAGCAGATACTTCAGGAGCTGGGCGACCAGCTCACCAACGAAATGTCCGACGAGGATAGCACGGCTCCTCGAGAGCTCGATACTCTGGATGAGACAATGATTCATCCAGCGGCCTCGAAGATGATCAAGAAAACCGTAAAGATGAGAAACTCCTGGGACAGGTATCTGGCCAAGAATGCGAGCAATCTCGACAAAAAGAGCTTTGATAAGCTGAGGTACGGGTCATACATTCTTCTCACTGCCGGCGACGTAACTGCGCTGAGAGACTATGGTTACAATCGCAGGGATTTCCTTGCGGTGATGTCCTTCCTGGACGGGTGTTTCAAAAATCCATTGGGCGTGGAAATCAAAAAAGCCATGGCAAGAATCAACGGAACTCACGACAAAAAACCCGAGCAGGTAGCAGCAGCGTTGACGCAATTGACCGGTCAGAAGATCGCCGCGGGCCAATTGAAGAAAGCCTACGAGTGGCTCAGAGTGATGGACAAATATCCAGAATGAACGATTCCCGTAATACTCTATTAATACGCTTTTTTTGACCGATGGATTTCTCGTAACAACAGTAGTTGCCGCATCTTCAAGATGCGTAACCCGAATCGAAGAAATAACTCTACAGGAGGATTGAAATATGCGCCAGAGACTAACCTGGGAAAAAGATGCGGCCATGAACAAGAAGGCCGACCCCTACACGATGAATCAGGAGCACGCCAACAATCCGGTCGAGAAGTACAAGACCGGTGACCCGTCAACATGGGCCGAAGATCCTGATATGAAGAAGCCCTGGGAAGGTGAAGGCCGCAACGAAGTCGGTCTCCCTGCTCCTGCCCGCGAGGCCGTTATGGCCGCCCGCAAGCTCGAAGACAAAGCCCTCAAGTGCATTACCATCGCACAGCGCATGCTGCCCGGCAGCCCGGACGAGCTGATCGAAGCTCAGGCCACGGACCTCATGTACATGCCCGAGCGTTGTGTCCTCGCGACACTTTCGCGCCAGGCTGAACTCGCCCAGAAACTCGCCGCTGAGGTGAAAGAGGACGAGGAAGATGACAAGCAGAAGGCGAAGGATGCCGCTGCAGAAGAGACCAAGGAAGAGAAGAAGGACGAGGAAAAGGCGAAGGACGCCGCTGCCAAGGCCAAGGAAGACGAAGAGGAAAAGGCGAAGGACGCCGCTGCCAAGGCCAAGGAAGACGAAGAGCAGAAGGCGAAGGACGCCGCTGCCAAGAAAGACGAAGAAGAGAAGGCCAAGGCGAAGGACGCCACTGCAGAAGAGAAGAAGGATGAAGAAGAGAAGGCGAAGGACGCCGCTGCAGAAGAGAAGAAGGACGAAGATGCGGAGAAGGATGCAGCCACTCCCGGCGATCTTCTCGACCTGATCTTTGCCCAGGAAGAGCCGAAGAGCGGTGTCAAGAAGCTCAGCGGAATCGTCAAGCAGGCGTCGACAAACGGTGCCGACCTCGACGGTCTCTGGTCTCTGCCGCCGGACATTTCGAAAGTGTTCCCGAGGTAACAAAATCTTCCCCCCGTGAATGCGGGGGGAAATCAATACACAATCCACGAACGTGGATTTGTCGTTCAACGTTTTTTCCCAATTTAGGAGGTGAATCAACATGCAAGGACAAAGCAATCTTCCTTCTGGAGAATTCGGTACTCGTTCAGTATCGAACACCCATTGTGAAGTTCTGTACAGACAGACGTTCAACACCTATGGTGCGATTACAACGGTCGGTCTTACGCAGGACAATCGCGTGGGCAACGCCCAGAAAGCAAACAACAGCGAGCTCACGACCAGTACCAACAAAGGTATTCTGGCTGGTAGCGTCGTAGCAGTTGTCGGAAGCGCTCAGATCGGTCCCGCCGCCGGTGATTCGACCAATTACGACAAAGTTGTCGGAATTGCGGTCAACGATGCAGTGGGCAACCCGTTTGAGTCAAGCTCCGCAGTAGCCTCGCAGAAAGTCGTGTATGCACACGGCTCCGGTACGGTTCTCCGCACCGACATCTACGAGACGAAGCAGGCAGATGGAACAGCAACAGTGACCTATCTCGCCGGTGACCTTTTGTACGCAAGCCAGAACGGCCTGCTCACAAACGCATCCGGTCTTGCGGTTTCTGGTGTGATCGGCAAACAAACCGTAGTCGGCATCGTCCTGGAAGCACCGTCACCCGGTGTGGATCCGATGATGGCACTACAAATGCGCATTTAAGGAGGTGAGTTTCTCATGGCAGAAGTAATTAGCAACGAAACAAAGAGTCAGATCATCGCCGACTATATCAAGTCAGCGAGTGGTCGTGCGAAGCTGGCTGCGTCTATGACACAGCCCCTGCGTCTGCGGAGAGACTACACCTCGGTAGGTCGCAAGACCTTCTTGGTGGAGCAACTCCCTGACGGCGCATTGCCCATTTACGACAAGGATCCCGGAGTCACCGCGTATGTGGTCGGCGAAGAGGGTCAGAACATTCTGGCCATCGCGAAGTCCCGTCGCGTGATATTCCCCTTGTTCGAAATCGCCAGCAACCCCGAAATTCCGTTGACCCAGGTCAAAGAGCGTCGGTTCGATTTGATCGAACGCGCCCAGGACTTGGCCCGCGCTGAAATTCAGGCCGAAGAAGACACCCGTGTCTTCGAGATCCTGGATGCTGTTGCGGCCTCGGGTTTCGACAACGTTGGCCCGTCCAACCCTGACATCGCAGCGACTGCCCCGCTGACACCGGCTGATCTTGCCGATGCATGGGCGTCGATCGAGCGTTGGGACCTTCGTGTTGCGCGTGTGTTCGCGAACGCGACGGACTACACCGACATCCGTAAGTGGGGTCGGGATGTATTGGACATTGAGTCCCAGGCTGCCCTTCTGAAGACGGGTCTGCAGGCCACCGTTTGGGGTGCCCAGATTATCGTTTCACGTCGGGTGCCGGTCGGGTTCATGTACGTCACCACAGAGCCTGAGTTCTTCGGACGCATTCCGGTCCGTACCGAACTGACAGTTCTGTCGGCGGACGACCCCCGCAACCGGACGATCGGGTTCAGCTGTTTCGAGAACCTCGGAATTGGCTGTCACAACCCGCTCGGACTCGTCCGCGTGGCTCTGTCTCGGTAACAAACCGTCACGCAAGTGATTGTTCAAGGGCTGTTGGGAAACCAACGGCCCTTTTTTTGTTCTTTACTACGCCTCCAGTTCCCTGTATCATATAGTATGAGGCAGTTCCTACTCCGTTCTCTTTGAAGAAACCCGAGGAAGAGAAACAAAAAAAGCGATCCCGGTATGAGATCGCTTTGAGTAAGGATAAGTCCTGGTTCAAGCGTTTCGTTGCTTAACCTCGATCATAGCTGCTCGGACTTCGTCGAGATTGGTTCCGTCATATCGAATGACCTGTGCGTGAGAGAACGAGGCGTTAGAGTCGCTGGCCGGCATGATGACCAGGCCCCTCGGGCGCCACTCAACCCACCTCAGAATGTATTCCGGCCAATCGTCTACAAGCATTTTGCCGTAGACCAAGCCTTTGTCCCTGGTAATAGTTATGTCGATGTCCTGGCCGAGGTTCCGATCGATCCAGACTTTTTTGCCTGTCCAGGCATTGGCATTGCGCTTTGGACCGGCAGTCAGGATCATTCGGCGATACTCGAGCTCCTCGGCGAGCGCCCATATGTCGAACCCAAGCTGGAATCTTGGAAGTGCTGCCCACCATTCTACACTGGAGCGGACAAGATTCGCACGGGCCTTGAGGTATCCCGGAGCGTCGTCACGGGGCACGCCGGTGTACGGTTTCTCTTCGGGGGCCATGAGTTTTTCCATACCGGCTCTCAGGCCTTTGTCATAGTCACACATGGTACCGTCAAGATCGAACAAAGCGATATTCTCAAGATTGCGATCCATGGGCTCCTCCTTCGACAGGTTTCCACGTTTTTTTGTAAGATGGGTACTTTTTCTCGGCTGCTCTGCCTGCAAGAAAACTACTGACAGCGAGTCCCGCGCCGACAACAGCCCCGACTACTAGGACGACAGGCAGTGGAAACCCTTTTCCGAGAGTGCTACCGAGCCACACTACTACTCTACCACTCATTTTGGACTCCTTGGTTTATGTGGGTAACTCGTTTTCAATGTCCTTGTACGGCAGCCTACCGAGGCCACGGCATTTTGAACACTTGATCTTTGTTTTGTGGAGGATTCCGAAGCTGTGACCGGCTCCGGCACACTCGGGGCAAATCTCTCCTTGTGCGACTTCCACATCCTTTTTTCGCGGCCGAAAGGCGTGAGGGTCGGTGATGTACTCGTCTGTTCCGTCCTCATAGACAAGTTTTGCAATGCCATACACATAGCTGGGAGGCCCTGTGACTATGACGTCCGTGACTTTTTTGAATGTGCGGTGGTGAATCCTACAGTACTTTCCGACCCAC